AAACTATTTAAATTATTTAACATTAAATAATAACAATATTTGATTTGCGATATTGATCCAGGATGTTATCTACCATAACATTACCAGTACCATTAAACGCCCCGTTAGCCATCTTGAATGAAATTTCACTCAAGCTAACTTGAGACAAATACTTGTTCCTCCAGTTAAAATCATTTGACATTATGTCTTGTTGCAAAAGCATTGAAGCAAGTTTAATATCTTCTGGAACATAGTTGTAACCAATTTGTCCTACAAAACGGTAAAGGTGATTATCTCTAAAACGTCCATATTCAAAAATGGTTGGATCCATTTGATTGTCCCACCCGTTTGCCCAACCTGGGTACCAAATGCGAAGTTGATATCCTGTAGGACTAATATCTGTGCTGTAGCCAAAAGTGTTATAAACAGGACTTTGTGTTTGATCATAAACTAATATTTCATTTTCATAAATTTGATCTAAAGAAAGCATTTTTTCGGTAAGTTGAATTGTATTGGCGCCAATTCCAGTTACTTCTTGACCACCATAATATTTATAAAATTTAACCCCTGTGTAACCTTCAATAATAGTTCTAGCCATTTTTTCAGATTTAATAATTGTATTAGGATCAATATAATTTGGAGAACTTTCTACTGGAACATAGCCCAAAAAATCCATAGTTTCTGAAATTGATGCATATGGGGTTTCAATTCTATAATAATCAACTTGTGTTGTTGCAACGCCATTAACTGTAAAACTCCATTTAACTTCTAAAACCATATTTATTTTAGTAATATTTGAAGTTAATTGATATGAATATTTCCCAGTTGGGGATTCATTATATGCGTTTAAATTTGTATAAAGGGGTGTTTGACTTAAAATTCCACCAGGATTATAGGTATCGTTATCAGCATTATAAATTGATAAAGTTGGCAATGAGTCAGCTTGTGATAGTACTCCGTTGCTATATACTTCTAGGTAAATCTTTTCTTGACTGTTTGTGTTGATTGTTTGCAATCACAACACCCCCTATTTAATTTTTAAGCGTAGTACTCTTGCGCCTCACGGGGAGTTGCAAGGCGAAAACCCGCCTCTGTATCAAAAATGCTTTGAGCTTCTTTTTCTGACATTGCCAGAAATGGGTGCTCCTGTGTAAATGTATATACTCCAACTTGATAAGAATGGTTATTTCGTTCCATTTTTACAAGTACTTGATTTGATGTCTTTGACATAATTTTCTTTTCTCTCTTTTGTTTTTCAGATTCTGGAACCTTAATATCTTGTTTTTCAGCAGTATCAAACTTATTATACATTTGATAAGTAATGCCTTCTTCTTCAAGGGCAGCAATGATTTCTGATTTTGTCTTTAATTCAGATGCATCAATAGCAAATGAATCTGCAACCTTTTTTAGTTCTGTAATTTTTAGATCTGTAAATGACATTTGACTTCCTCTCGTCATTGTTAATTATATCATTAAATGACTAAGGACGGGATTTTTAATCCCGCCCTCAATCTTGCAACTAATTAAAATTAGTATGTATTTCCGTTTACGCCACCTGTTACGTTTGAACCGTTTGTTGCTGATCCAAATGAAGAAGTAGACATTACAGAACCTGCAACTGCAACGTTTTTAACAATGACGTGAGCGTCATAGTTTTCCATTACGCAACCAACACGAATGAATAGGGTGTATTCAATTGTGTCTTTCTTTGGTTGGAACAAACGATAGACTGTTACGTCACGCTTGATACCAATTACGAAGTTTTGTGGGAATGTCAAGTGGACATCACCTGTGTTTGCGTTTCCAGAATAAGTTTGGGTTTCTGTAATCAACGGAACGTTGATAACTGGAATTCCAAATGCAAACGGAGTTACTGTTCCTGGACCGCCATCGTTAGCAGCAACATCACCGCGAATGATACCTGAAGCGATATCAAATGGGTTTCCGTTACCAGCGTTAGCTGTCAAATTGAACAAGTAGTCCTGAATCAAGTTAGATCCTGTAAAGAATCGTAGTTGATTACGGCGTTGCTTGTACTTACGTGGAAGTACCTTAATAGCTTGGTTAAAAATTGTCTTATCAAGACCATAACCAGCAGCATCAACAACGTGTGCGTTGTTAAGAGCTAACTGACGGAAGCCTTGAAAAGCTGACATCAAACCTGAACCTGAACCAGTACCGTTAATAAGGGTATCCTCAATATCGTTACCAGCCTGGGTAGCCATAAGACGTGCAATGTGATCTTCTAGATCTGGACCTTCAATATTATCTTCAAGAGATTCTGCTGAAAGTTCCCAATCTAGACGAAGCTTGCGAGTTGTTAGAGAGACCTTGTTAAAGGTTGCATTCTGTGCTGTGAATGTTGATCCATTAGCATTAGAATACGTACCTGAAGAAGCCACGAAATCACGTGGATTGTCTTCTTGTGCAACTGTCATGATACGTTGTCCAACTGCAACACGATCAATTTCGGTTGTGTTTGAACGCATACGAATTGTACGAGCTGTCTTAGCTAGGATTGTTGCATCCCACATGTAATCCAAGAAGCGATTAGCTTGATCTGGATATAGGAGACCGTTACCTGAAAGGTTAGAGGAGTCACCTGATGCGTTAACTGAAGAAGTGCCGAGATTCGTTGTATCAATTACTTTTTGTAGAAGTTCATTACTCATTTTTATTTCACCACCTTATATTTTTGTAGATTTTTATATGCTAGAAGCACTGAGGAAAGCACCTTGCCATATACTTTGTTTTGGTTTTGTTTGACCCATTGGAGCGTCAACTCCGATGGACTTCTGAACTGCAGTAGCTGATTCAAAAGACTTGAGTTGATGATCAACATACTCAATCTTTCCGAACATGTCAGTTACTGACTTATTTAGTGCTTCATACTTTGAAACGAGTTCTTCATTTGCCTTTGAAATATCCTCATATCCCTTTGACAAACGTGCCATTTCAGCACGTGTTTCGTTTACAATGTTGTACATGTCCTGTACTGTTGCTGCGTGAGTAGCATAATTAGTATTGGACTTTTCTAGTGACTCACCAAAGAAGGTCTTAAGGTCTGAGACCATCTTCTCAAAATCAAGTGTATCTTCAACTTCAGAGATATCTGCAGCCTTTTCAACTGTAGTATCTGTAGTTTCTGAAACAGATGAAGCTTCTTCGGCTGGAGTCTCTACATCAATTGACTTCTCAATTGTTGTATCTGTATCTTCTGCCATTTTATTACCTCCTTGTGTGAGCGAAATTTCTTCACTCTTTTTAAGTCCGTTTTCAAACGTGACTTTTTTATTGCTATTTTGATCAGGATAAAGATTAATTGTAGCGTTACTATCAATTACATTCCCTGCCAAACCTGGAGCAGCTGTTTCGCCAGCGGCATGAGCGGATGTTGGAGCATCATCTTTTTTAAAATAAGAATCAATTACTTTTTCAATTGCTTCAAATTTTTCTGAATCTGTTTGTTCAACCCAACCAATATTTATCATTGGTGCATCACAAACAACACAATCTTTTGACATTGCTTCTGATGTTGAAGCAACTTCATCTTGCTTACACCAATAAACATTTTCCAAGAGAATATCTGCAATCATTCCTTTAATAAAAGAAGATCCATCTGTATTTTTTTCAATAGAAAAAAAATTAGCTAACTGATTTGCTGGGGAATCTACAAGACTTAATTCATGCAAATCATAATCGTGTATAACACGACGAGATTCTGTATCTCCTTCTGTTTTTTCCATTTTTGCGTTATTTATGTTCCCGCCAATAGAAAATCCCGAATATGTACCATCAAGGCATTTTTCCCAGGCATCCTGTGCACCTTTTGAAATATAAGCAGTTACATAAACTCCATTATACTTTTTCTGTGTTTCTGGATCAAAAAATGTGTCATGTTTAAATTTAACCATTTTGCCAACTGCTGTTGGTCCGTGCATTTCACGAATATTGCCCCTAAATCTTTCAAAGGCTTTTTTGTTTGCATCAGCCGTTACAATATCGCCATGACGATCAACATTGTCCAGTGAAGCAAATCCAGATACTAGTCTTTTTTGCTTATCAACTTTAGTGATGGGAAAATGAAGCGATGTTGAAGATTCGCTATTTTGCCAATAAGTTTTTTGAATATCCATATGTAAATAAATAATAGCAGGATTTATAACTAACTCATAATTTTAGCAGATATTATTTTATAATATTGCTATTGATTTGGATGACTTTTTTAACATCCGCCCCTTCTGGTTTATAAACTTTAACTTCCGCAATTGGTGGTGGCACCCCTTGACTCCCGTCATTTATGTTATTTACATAGGGGGTTTGTATATGAGAATCTGGTAAAACGTTAGGGGAAAAGGATGAGTTGTGTGATGCTAGGCCTCCTGTTATAAAGCCCATTACGGGGTATATTAGCCCCGTAAAGCTCTTTTGAAACCCCGTTGCTGCCCACATTCCATATGAGCTTATAAGGGCAATACTTAACTGTTTAGCGTCTGAAATATTAAATTTAAAATGATGCTTTAATTTCATAGTGATCCCTTTAAATTATCATAGACAATCTGTGGAACTGCCCCACCTTTTACTATAATTCCTAATTTTTTATCAAATTTTACAAGTCCCGCTTTTGTTTGAGAGTTCATAGTTCCCGTTGCATATTTAATATCAAGCATTTTATTTTTAACAAGAGCTTTTTGTATTGTCAATACAGCATCATTAGTTTGTCCTATTTCAAATGAATTTTGAGATGAAGGAAATGGTGGCGCAATAAATACCGTAGGTGTTGGAGAAGGATTTGGATTTGCTGTCCCAGCTGCTGTTCCTGTGTGTAATATCCCAGTCGCTCCTGCAACGGCTGCACCTGCTCCACCAACTACTGCTGTTGCTTTTTTACTTCCAGATACACCAATTGTTGGTTGAAAAGTTACTGGATATTTTGGCCTAACAATTGCCATTATAAAAAGATAATTTCTGTGTAATCGCCAACAACCTTCTTGTGTTGGATCATTTACATTGCCAGTATTAAAGCCAATTGTAGTTAATCCTCCAGGTGATGCGGCTTCAATTAATTCAACATGATCTACGGTGCCGTCACCATTCCAGTCAAAAAATGCCAGGTCTCCTGGTTGAGCTTGCATCTTGTTAACAACCATACCTTGTCTTTGAAACCATGGCAAAGCTGCAGGATTATAAGAAAAACCTTTAGGAGTTTGTGCAGCGATTAAATGTGATAGGCCAACTTGTGCAAAGCACCATGATATTCCCATTGCACAATATGGAGCGTTTGGAACACCATACCAAATTCCATATGGATTTTCATTTGAAGCACCTTCATGAAAACCAATTTGCGTTCTAGCTACATTTAATACGTCTAATGCTGTAGCCATTTTTAATTGCCTTCTTGAGGACCTTCACCTTTAGCATTACGTGCAGTACCCATTTTATCTGGTGCATTTAATGTTCTATTTTGATCACGCTTTTTATTTCCACTTGCATCAGAGGCTGCATCTTGTTGTTGTTTTGGATTAAGAACAAGAACCGCATCTCCACCTTCAAGAGGAGCCATTCCACGACGTGAACGAACTTCATTTGGAGTAATAACTTGATCTTTAAGATAACGATCATCAATTCGTGATTGAGTTTCTTCATCTGTAAGTGCAAGTTCATTAAATCTTAAAACAAATGCGTCTGTAAATTCTCTAATAATCAAGTTAATTTTAAACTCAAGTTCTTCTTGACGTGGACGGCATACTTGCTCTTTAAATGTTTTATCTGCATCTTTAGCATTTGCCAAGGATACATTTGCAGGCATTCCAAGTTTTGATACTGGAACACGGTGTGAAAGAAGAATACGATCTCTATTTTCTACTGCATAATTTCTAAAAGAAGAGTCTTGAATTCCCGCTTCAATTGGCTCCATATTAAACTCAACACGCCCTTGATCTCCATCTGATGGAAGGGGGATGTAAAGAGTTCTATGGTTTCTACCTTTTAATCCTGTTTGAAAAAATTCAAGTAATTTACGTTCTGAATCAGCAGTAAGTTTTGCGCCTTTAACTGTGATAATGTAACGTGGAACAGCTTTATTTTCAAAGTAGTCTAAGTTAAAGCGTTGAGCGAATTCATCACCAGCAACTGCATTTTTAGCAGACAATACATCGGGAACTCCGTAATATGTATTTGATGGGGTAAATACTTTAAAGTGAATAACTTCATTTGGTTGTGGATCAGTTCCAATTTGATCTGGAGTTTCTGTATCTCCAAAATTTCTAAAAAATGTATAGCGGTTATAGACAACTTGAACAAATCCATCACGGTGACGACGGATACGCATTGTTGTAGTTGGAATATGACCAACATAACCAATCTTGCCCGTTGAAGTACGACCAATTTCCATATATGCATTTCCAGTAGATTCTAAGTCAATAAATATTTTTTTCATTGTTTCTGAAAATGAATCGTCTGAATTTAATGATTCTAAAAATTGACGTAAATTTTCTTTCATGCTTTCAATTTTTGAACGCAATTTATCTAACTTTTTAGGGGTACTCATAACTTCTTCAATTTTTAAAGTAGTAGCCCATGTATTTTCAAATTTATATCCAAGTCCAGTAACATTTGCAGCTTTAGCATTTACTGCTGAATGATGATATGGAGAAACATCATAAAGTTGTGCTAAATAAAGAATGTTGTATGGAGGCTGAACAATTTGAAAAAGAGAATATCCTGTAAGATCAAGTGGATCAAGTTTTTTAGATTTTGCATCATCTACGCCAGTAAATGATTTTTGAATTCTATTCACTTGACGGCGAAAATTAGGGCTTAATCCTTCAGATTTCTTAATGTCATCCCATGTTGCATTAAATGGATCAACAAAATCATTTTCTACTGTATGGATAGGGTTATCCATTTTAACGGTAATCCCGCCCTCATCTTCATCAATGGAATCATCTATTTTTAAATTAGCCAAGTTTCATCTCCCTCATCTCTTTAATATAATCAAGCATAGCTGGCAGATCTTGTTCATCTGGAACTAAACCTAGTTCTAATCTTTGTTTTTGAATTTCAAGTTCTTCATCGTTTACTGGTCTATGACCTGCAAAAAATACTGGCTTTCCTTCATTTAAACCATAATGATTTGCTGCATCCTTAAGTTTTTTAATTTGGCGTATGTCGCCCTTCATGGACGGGATACTTAGATACGCTCCAGTTTCATCTGTAACAAGAGTATCATCTGGCATTTGCCAAGCATATAAACCCCAGTTTACTTCATCAATTGGTGTTACTTTCATTTTGCTCATATGCCAATAATACCACGTAAATGTCAAAAATAGAACATTAGCCTGCCATTTTTAATAGGTATATTCGTATGTTATTACTGGCTGCCCGCCATTTATTGCCTTGTTTGCACGACATACTACCTATTATACCTTTAAACTAGGATTGTCTATAAAAACTTACTATGCGTTAATTTATTTCTTTAATTTTAACAATAAAATCTTTAAAATTACCCATATATTTCATAGAACCTATATGGCTACAGGTTTTAGATGGGTCAATAAATACTTTAAATCCGCCCTTAATAAGTTTTTGACAAACTAGTACATCTTCAGAAATGATATCTCCATCTTGAATTTTAACTTCAAAAACCCATCTGCGATCTTTTTCATTATGTATATAAGAATCTGAATTATCCCATAAATGTTTTACAGCTTCTTTAGACATATAAAGAAAACCTGTTCCCACACTTTCTACACTAATTAATCCATCTTCATCTTCTTCAAGATCTTCAATTTTACATTTAATATTATATGATTCTTGAGTAGCGCTTTTTTTAATGACGGGTAATCCAAAAACATCTTTACCAGAAGTAACTACATCTATTGCCCATTCAGGATTCCATTCCATATCAGAATCAATCCAAAGGATGCCATCAAAATTGTTATCTACTGCAATTCCCACCAAATCATTTCTAGAGCGTTGTATTAATGCATCATAAGATAAAAATACTGGTTTAAAAATTATTTCTTTTTCTAATCCGAGTAAGATTGTATTAATAAGAGAATTTGTGTACCAAGCATCTAGCCTTCCGTCATAAGAAGGAGTAGCAATTAAAACTGTTTTCATTTATTTAATCTTTTCTTCTAATTCAGCTATTTTTGCTGAAAGCTCTTGTATTGCTTTAACTAATATAGGTATAAGTTTACCAGGTGTTGCTTCTAGACGATCTTCATTGTCATCTAAAACTAATTGTAGCCATTCTTTTGCCTCAAATTTATTTTCTGTTTCAAGCAAATCTTGAGCAATAAATCCAGCTTCTAATTGACCTACTTTTGCTCCATCCCGCATATTCCATTCAAATTTAACAGGTTTTAAATCATTTATAAATTCAAGTCCGACGGGGATTGATTCAATATTTGTTTTATCTCTTTTATCAGAAAGAGCAGTAATAGATGTAACTTGAGCGCGAATTGTTGCTATAGCCGAATTACCTAAAGTTATTTCATTAGAAACTGTTGCAGAAGAAGGTTGTGCATTAAACCCAATAACTGTATTATTTTGTCCAGTAGTTAAATTATAGCCAGCATTATATCCAATAGAAGTGTTGTTATTTCCTGTTGTGTTAGATTGAAGAGCAGCATATCCAATAGCAGTGTTGCTAGTTCCTATTGTGTTAGATTGAAGAGCACTACTTCCAATAGCAGTGTTGCTAGCTCCTGTTGTGTTATAATAAAGAGAATTATATCCAATAGCAATGTTGTAAGTTGCTGTTGTGTTAGAATAAAGAGATTGATATCCAAAAGCAACGTTGGAATATCCTATTGTATTGGCTTGAAGAGACTGATATCCAATAGCAGTGTTGTAACCTCCTGTTGTGTTATTGTAAAGAGCACCATATCCAATAGCAGTGTTGCTAGTTCCTGTTGTGTTAGAATAAAGAGCAGCACTTCCAATAGCAGTGTTGGAAGATCCTATTGAGTTAGTATAAAGGGCATTATATCCAATAGCACTGTTGTAATTTCCTGTTGTGTTACTGTAAAGAGATTGAAATCCAATAGCAGCGTTGTAATATCCTGTTGTGTTAGAATAAAGAGCATTATATCCAATAGCAATGTTGTTATCTACTTTATTAAAATAAAGAGCATTATATCCAATAGCAGTGTTGTTGTTTCCTGTTGTGTTAGAAGTAAGAGCATTATATCCAATAGCAGTGTTTTGAGTTCCTGTTGTGTTTTGACTAAGAGCAGCAACTCCAACAGCAGTGTTGTAACCTCCTATTGTGTTAGAATTAAGAGCAACATATCCAATAGCAGCGTTGTAATTTCCTGTTGTGTTAGAACTAAGAGCACTCAGTCCAATAGCAGTGTTGTAAGTTCCTGTTGTGTTAGAAGTAAGAGACTGATATCCAATAGCAGTGTTGTTAGTTCCTATTGTGTTATTGTAAAGAGATTGATAGCCAATAGCGGTGTTGCTAGCTCCTCCTGTGTTAAAATTAAGAGACTGATATCCAATAGCAGTGTTGGAATATCCTGTTGTATTGGCTTGAAGAGCATTATATCCAATAGCAGTGCTGCTATTTCCTATTGTGTTAGAAGTAAGACTATTATATCCAATAGCAGTGTTGTTAGTTCCTGTTGTGTTAGAAGTAAGAGCACTACTTCCAATAGCCGTATTGTAAACTCCTGTTGTGTTAGTATAAAGAGCATTATATCCAATAGCAGTGTTAGTATCTACTTTATTATTATAAAGAGACTGATATCCAATAGCAGTGTTGTTATTTCCTGTTGTGTTAGATTGAAGAGCATACGATCCAATAGCCGTATTGTAAATTCCTATTGTGTTAGAAGTAAGAGCAGCAACTCCAACAGCAGTGTTGTAACCTCCTGTTGTGTTAGAATAAAGAGTACTACTTCCAACAGCAGTGTTGCTAGCTCCTATTGTGTTAGAATAAAGAGCAGGATATCCAACAGCAGTGTTGCTAGCTCCTATTGTGTTAGAGCTAAGAGCAGTATGTCCAATAGCAGTGTTGAAACCTCCTATTGTGTTAGAACCAAGAGCACTACTTCCAATAGCAGTGTTGCTAGTTCCTGATATATTGGTTTGAAGAGCACTATTTCCAATAGCCGTATTGTAAACTCCTGTTGTGTTAGAATTAAGAGCAAAATATCCAATAGCAGTGTTAGAATCTACTTTATTAGAATAAAGAGCAGCATATCCAATAGCAGTGTTGTTATTTCCTGTTGTGTTAGTATAAAGAGCATACGGTCCAATAGCAATGTTGGTAGTTCCTGTTGTGTTAGCAAAAAGAGCAGCATATCCCATAGCAGTATTTAAATTCCCTGTTGTGGTATTTTGAAGAGTAGCATATCCAATAGCAGTGTTGTAATTTGTCATGTTATTCTGAAGAGCAGAATATCCAATAGCAGTGTTGCTAGTTCCTCCTGCGTTAGCATAAAGAGTACTACTTCCAATAGCAGTGTTGTAAGTTCCTATTGTGTTATTGTAAAGAGATTGATAGCCAATAGCGGTGTTGTTAGTTCCTGTTGTAAGATATAAGAGAGCATTAGTACCACCATAAGTATTGGTTCCAGATACATTGACTCCCGCACCTGTTATACCTTGAAAACCCTGTATACCTTGTACTCCTTGAATACCTTGTGTGCTACCAGCTGTTCCTTGAACACCCTGCGTACCTTGTGCTTGGTTAAATCCTCCGCCTTGCAAACCTTGTAATCCTTGAACACCACGTACACCTGTAAGAGTAATTGTCCAAGAAGTTGCGGTTGTTGTACCTAGGTTATAATCTGCTGCAATTGCAAAAGATGTGCCACCAGTAATTGTTACAATGCCTTCAAATAAATTTGCTGCAGTATTAATTGCACGAACACGGTCACCTGTAGCAAATGCTCCTTGAGCATTAGTAGTTAAAGTTATTGTTCCAGTAGACGCTGGTGTTGCTGAAGTACTAGATGTGACTCCAGAGTAACCAGTCCCTTGAAATCCTTGCAAGCCTTGTAAACCTTGAACGCCTTGTACGCCCTGTAATCCTTGTGCTTGTTGATAACCAAATCCTTGCAAACCTTGTAAACCTTGTACGCCCTGTAATCCTTGTGTACCTTGAATTCCTTGAACACCCTGTGTGCCCTGTGCGCCCTGAACACCCTGTAATCCTTGTGCTTGTTGATAACCAAATCCTTGCAAGCCTTGTAAACCTTGTAATCCTTGAATGCCTTGTACACCTTGTGTGCCTTGGGCTCCTGATGTTCCAGAAAGATTTACTTGCCATCCCGCATATGATCCAGTTGAACCAGTATAACTAGTTTGAGTAAAAGTTAAACTACCAGTAGTTGTATAAGAAGTATATCCAGTTACTGTTCCATATTGAATACTTGTACCATGAGTTAAAATAATTGATTGACCTGTAGTATATGCTAATCCAGCAGATACGCTTATTGTTTGAGTTCCGCTTGAAGCTACTGTAAATGTATCACCTGTTGATGTTAAATATATGCTTCCACTATATCCTTGTAATCCTTGAATTCCCGCCGAACCTGTTGTTCCTTGTACGCTACCAGCTATTCCTTGAACGCCCTGTATACCTTGTGCTTGATTAAATCCTCCGCCTTGCAAACCTTGTAAGCCTTGTAATCCTTGAGTTCCTTGAACACCCTGTGTACCTTGTGCT